TTGTAGCTCTCCGCTCCGTTACCGAAGGCGAAGCAGTTGAAGAATCCCGTGTCTACTATGGCAGGGGTGTTGGTGGATATTACTTGGTTCTGTATGTTTCCTTGGTGTTCTCCGTTGGCATTGATGGCGAAGGAAAGGTCGTTCTCGTAATATATGTCAGGGTTCGCATCAGCAGGCAAGGTCTCGAAAATGATGGTGTTCTTTACCCTAACTATCGAGACTCTTCCTTCCAAGAACGAAGACCTGTCGGGGGAGTTTGAGTTGCCCGTACACGCTTTGGTTCCTGTAACATGCAAATTGGATGCGCTTGTGAACCTGAAATAATTTGTTCCAATATTTGGAGCGGGTGATGGACCAATGGATGGATTATAGCTATTGCTTGAACAACCGAAAGAGTTCTCGCAATACCTGTATGGTGCGACATTCAACGTATTGGCTATGTTGTCGCCATCCCACCAATCCTTGAAGCTATTGTAATTAGCCGATGAAATAAATTCCCCTTGGTACGTCTGAGTCCTTTTTTCGCAAGCCCCTTGGTTGCTTTTGCCTCTTCTTCTCCAATAGAACCTTAATGATATTTTCGTGCCTGAAGGTATGCCACCCGATGAGTCAATCGCAGAGAAATCAAGGTCTATCTCAGGATATGGTGAAGGGGAGTCTCCAACCGCCGAAGCGCTGTCATATACGACGAATGTATTGTTCGTTGGAACAACGGCACTGAACTCCGTTGGAAGCATCTTCATGTACACACCCGCAGGAGACCCCGTAGCCAAGATATTGGAGCCTTTTATATCCTTGTCCAATACAGTGGCATACGCGCATACATCCATGCCGCCATTGGTGTCAGCCTTGACGATATACCTGTCACCGACCTCCACCTTTTGGGCGTTCTCACCCTCTAGCAGAAACCAAACATAGTTGGTTCCCGACTCGTTGTAGAATATATTGGAGTATATGGTCTCATACCCTTCGGCATTGGGCTTGATGACGAACTTGTACCTCGTAGCCCAAGCGGGAGCGACCTGCGTGGCAGGTATCTCAACATGTATTGAGTTTTTGGAAGACGAATTTCCGCATGGCACATACACGGTATTATTGGGACTCACCAAGGCTGTCGTAGACCTGTTGAACTCGTCCATGTACACGATTCCTATGTCATAGTCCCTGTTGCTGTGCAGACTCTTTGCCGTGCCTATCGGTTGGTATTCTATCTCCGCACCTGAAATCTTGTAGTACTCGAAAAAGTCATCCGTAGGCGTAGTGGTGTTGTCCACGAACCTCATGGCAGGAAACTGCATGAGCATGAGGTTTCCCGAAGTAGTAACCAATATAGGCTCGTTCACGGCATTGATGCCGCTCTCGTATTTGCCGTATGAACCCGAAGGTGTCAGGGATAATGACGATGGAATGGAACTATTGAAATCATCTGAAAAAGTTGTTCCGTTACCCGCATTGGAAACAGGCTGCATGTTTCCGACAGGTATAACACCCGTACCTATGGCTTCTTGGAACTCTGATGAAGACACAAAAGCAGCCAAGGAAGGATAGTCGCTTTTCAATTGATGGTAAAACGAAATAACGAAATCAGATGTGGTGTTTGAAACAGTAGGAGGATTGTTGCCACTAAAAAGCGCATGCGTCAAAGTGACATCAATATTCAGGTATGAATTAGCCACAAGACCCGTACCCCCAACGGCGAACACATCAGTAAAGTCAATCCTGAGTACCGAATCGGAAACACCTGTGGGCACATCAATGTTGTATGCTCCGCTTGAAAGCGTATAATCCAATGGGATAGAACCTATCTCCTCGCTTACCAATGATGCCTCGTACTCGAACTTGGTAGGCTGACCGTACTTGTCAATCAGGTCATAACCTTCAACATAGTTGCCGTACATGAGCCTGTTACCCATCAATGTCTGAGCCTTGGCAAGCAACGGCACGTTGTCATAAAGCCTCAGAAGCTCCGACTCGGGAAGGATGGTGAATATCTTGCTGTTCGAGAACACATAGTTGTAATTTGTGTTGTCTGAAAGACCAAGTTCAGCCTTGTTCAGCTTCTCTATGACCTTTATCACATTCGAGTCGGCACTCTTGAAAAGCAAATCAATACCTACGACAAGCGGACCGCCCGAATCATATGTTATCTGACATCCGTTGGTCGTGCTTATCATCCCGCTGTTGAGGAAGCTGTCCCTCTCGAATGAGAAATCACTTGGCACGAAAGACGGCTCCGACCACTGTGACGTGGCTGAATACTCGCCGTCGGCATACCTGTACCTGTAAGCGAAGCAGATGAAGTTCTCCTCCAAGAAGTTCTCCTGACCTGCAACCACTATCGGGCTTATGGCAGGAGACTCTACAGGCGGTTTCTTGATGACAAGTATTGATTCAGCCGAAAATTGGTCTATGTTGGCGACAGGAGGCAGATACGTCCTGTTTACATTGATGAACCTCGGTTGATTGTAATCGTCGGTGAAGAATATCAAATCATCAACCTTGTTGACGCCCGTTATCAGATACCGCTCGTTGAAATTCAAGGTGGTGTTGATACCGCCACCGTCATCCACACTGATAATGTGGTATGTCAGTATGTTGGCGTTCATGTCGTATGACACCACCAAGTCCAACTTGCCCGTGGCACCTACGGTGAACGACGGGTCGTGTACAAACCAATACACCCTCTCATTGACCGAATCAGCCAATGCGCCTATGCACCTAGCATCCGAACTTAGCGGCGTCCCGTCCACATACAGCAGGGTGGATAGCTTGACATTCCCCTTGGTGTTTTCGATGACACCAATCTCGGAGTTCTCCGTGGAACCCATCCTGATATTCAGGGCGTCAATGTATTCACCGTTTGGAACAAGTCGTTCGTCGACGACCTTGTTCATCTTTCCTGATGTGAAGTTCCTGCTTAGGTTTGCCATATTATTTTATCATCTTGTCCATACCCCTCATGTTCATAAGGAGCCTTGATGGATGGATGTTGCTGATTCTGATTTTTGCGTTGCGGAGAAGTGCGCCCTTTTCCTTCTTAGCCCTAGCCACAACGTACTCCTGAACACCCAACTTGGAGTTGAGTATCTCGTATTGGATGTATGCGTACACATACTTCTCGAAAAGCTTGTTGACCATGATGGATGAGTTGTCTCCGCCCTCCATACCGTCCGACACATACTCCAAAATGCACAATTCGTTAGCCATCCCCGAGTCAAAGTTAATGACACCCGCCTTCTTGTTTATACTGAAGGTCGGATTAAAATTAGCCGTCTCGGTGTTGAGACCATACCTAGAGCCGACGCGGTAGTCGAAGTACCACATGCCGTCCACATAGTACCCCATGTTTCCGCTGTAAGGATTGCCCTCGTTCAGGTATATGCTCTTCTTTGTTCCCGTAATCCTTTGGTAGTCGATGGTCGAGTCCTGCGGCTTCAAGATGTTGCCGTTGATATCAAACAGTATCTGACAGTTGTTGTCCTGCAAATAGGCGTCAGACCAAAGCGTCTGTATGTTCTCGCTCAATGGTCTCAGATACCCGTCCTTGTAAAGCGATATGCGCACCCAATTGACATAGTCGGATGGCAGCACATAGCGGAGATTGTCACACACGCTCAGCTCCAAAATCTTTATCTCCTTGAAGGCGTCATAGTTCAGCTCCTGTATAGCCCTCTTGGCATGGAACAGGATTTTGTAACGCTCCTCGTTGTTGACCAAGGAATGGTTGCCCGAGTACATCAGAAGGAAGTTGTTTACAATGTCCTGAAGGCTGACGTATTGGTAGGACCCGTAGTTGGACGGGTCCGTGTAGTAGTCGTATTGTGAGATGTATGTCATGGCTTATTGCTGTTGGCTGAATGTAGGCTGTTCGTGTTGCTCCTGACCCATTGCAAACGCAGCAACTTCGTTCTCGCGGATGGATACGCCACAGTATTGGAGAATCTTCATCACCAACTTGAACTCGTCCTCCAAAGGAAGCTCGAAGTCCTGATAGTCGGGCTGCGATTGGTCGAATGAAGGCTCGCCATTGGTCAGCGTCACATAGGTCCACTTGGGGTCCAAAGGGTATCTGAAGTAAGTGGCTTGCACCTGACCGAAGAAGTTGATGGTTGAAGGGTATACCTTTATCGTGTCCCCATATTGAACATAGGCGGGGAACTGATTGGAGGGTACTGTCAACAATGAATTGTTGAGAAGTGTTATCTTCCCGCTAGACACCTTCTCCGCTTCGGACACGCTTGCGGATGAATATATCCTGTATGTCTGAGGAGTAGATGTGAATATGTCGGCATCCAAAAGGAGGGTTGTCTGACCCACCACAGAGGTCACGCTTGCCACAGCCCCTGTGTTGGTGTTGACCACCACGTCTCCAAACAATACGCCATCGGTCACGAACGTAGCCGTTCCATCAACCAATGAATATACGGAAACGGCTGAGTTTGTGCCGTTTGTAATCTGTGATGTGTAGCAAAGCACCTTGTTCATCATGTAAGCGGCATCACCCGTGGTGATAAGGCTTGGCATGTAATATTGATTCACAGATACGCCTGTCGGTGCCAAAACAGGTGTGAGGTAGTTTGTCGACAGGAATGTCTCCAAAACCTCAGCTAACGTCCTTACGATGTCGGCATAGTCGGTTCCCGATAGTCGGGAGTTCTCCATGTTGACACCCTTGTTATAGCTGCTGAAGTACTCCTCGTACATCTCCATCTGCGCCTGCTTGGCGTAGAGGTTGAAATCAGACGGCGAAATGTATCCGTAGTTGTTCTTGTTTAGCACGGAAAGGACCGTGTTCCGAACCGAGTTTATCATCTATGTCCCTTTTTACAAATATACACAAAAAGGGAGGGCATAAGCCCTCCCAATTCAATTCAAACCGTATGACAAACAATGATGCAAATATAATACCTATAAGGCGTTTTCCAACATCTTCAAGGCATCTAATCCTTCATCGCTTCTCAGGAATTGGGCAACAATCTCATGCGGGTCCTCACCGTATGGCACGGACAGCATCTTCCTCTTGTTGGAGGACAAGTTATACCAAACCTCCTTGTTGTTGTTTCTCAGCGACAAGAATCCCTTCTCAAAGAAGAGGTGTACCTGCGCACTGAACTTCAACATGGGGTCTGAAACTATGTTCAAGAACCCTTTTGGGTCCCTTTTTGCAAAGATTAAAATGTCCCGCTTCAGCTCGGCTGTGGAAACCATGGTTGGGTTCCTTCCGAATATCACTCGGGAAATTGTCTCAAGTTGCTCAATCTCAAGCTGTCTAGCTTGGATAAGAGCCTCTACCTCGTAGTTGAGTTCCTCTACCTCCTTGGCTGCATCCTTCTCCTTGTCAACCTCGATGAACACAACTCCGTTCAACGGATGGTAATGCAAGAAAGCCTGAAGCACAGGATTTGTCTTTGGAACGGACAAGAAACCGTCCTCGAATACAACGGGTTGAAGTATCGCGTTGCCGTCCTGCTCGTCCTCGAATGGGGACTTTTGATTCACGGCATAACGCAATGGTTTATTGATATTGTTCTTCTCATCATACCAAAGTAACGGGTACCTTCTAGTATTTCGTGATGGAAGTGTGTAGGACAATGGAGCAGCGTCCTTTGTCAGTTTGTAGACCTTGTCGGTTGATGTTGTTGATTCTTTTTTCATTTGATATGATTTGATTTTAAGAAAGGGAGTGTGTCTATATAGACACACCCCCGTTTCAATTGTTAAACTAATTATGCACCGTAGCGGAACAATACGAAGTTGTTGGCACCAAGGGTACAAACGCAACGCTCGGAAAGGAAGTTGACTTCCATTGCATCGAGGTCGCTAGTTGCAGCCCCACCCGCAGAACCTGTAATCCAAGTCTTGTAGCGGCGGTTTTCAGCTTCAGTAGCGCGGTAACGAACGTGCAAGAATGGACGC